TATCTTAGAAAGAAGATCATCTACCAGCGCCCCACAAACTAAGGGCGCTTTCTTAGCAGATGAATAAAGTTTTTCGCCATTAGGCTGTTTAATCTTTCCGCCGTATAGTTTTGCCGTGTAGTTGGCCTCATATACCGCTAATGCTGTAGCAGAAACCGCGAATGCTTCAGGTAATGAAGTATTAATTGCCGTAAACCACTTAGAAATTAAATCCCGAATCTCTTTGAGGTTTGTAGTTGTATATTGGCCACTAGCAAGTGCCACCTTTTCAGAATCATTTAACTCATCCAACAAATCTCGAAGCTTTGCCAGCATTAAGACTGACTCAGCATTAAAGATTGTTAATAATTCATTAACTGATTGAGAAGAAGTTCGATATAAATATGCTTGATGTTGTGTAAGTACCTCGATCAAGGTTTTATCTTTTGAAGTCATGTCTCACCTCTACAACGGCATACTATCCCGCTCACTTTCAACACGCTTCAGCTCTTCCTTAAAATCATGAGCTGGTAACTTCCCAGTAGCGATATATTCCCAATACGTCTGAAATGAGTTCTTACCAGAAATAGCACCTTCATAAAGCTGCTTAGCCAGATTGATATCGTATTTCTGGACAATAAACTCAGGCTCTACCGTAAAACTAATTTTCGAAGGATCTAGTTTTAGCCACTGAGCTGCATATTTAATGGCTTGTTCAATAGCAGCTGCTGCACACATTACAATACTGTGTAAGCTTGCATGCTGATCATCCTGACGTGCACGGCGAGCTTCACCTGATTCTTGTGTATTCGTGTCTACAACTTTTGCTCCAGCTTCAAGTGCTGCATTTTTTTGGGAATCCATTTCCTGTTTAGTTAACTCAATGCCACTACCAGAAATTTCTAAGTAACCGCATTCAGATTCACCAGGAAGGCTCCAGACAGCCATGACACCAGTAACACTAATATCTGGATCATCATCATTATCGATACCGTTTATCCAAGGTTGTGGATGTGCTGTGTGATGAAGTGATTGGAAGTAATCGGCACTAAGCTGGTAATGCTTCAGTGCTGCTTTTGCCATAGTCAAAAGAGGAACTGTGCCAACATCTGGTGAATTATCTGTGGTACCGCAGAATACAAACGGCGTGAACGATAGCTGATTACCGCCCAATGTAGGCGTTTTATCCACTTCACTAGAGCCATCAAACAAACGAACTGATAAAGCCCCCTCAATCATGGATAAAACACGGTGGACAGTTTTAGTATCATGGCCAAACTCATCTTCACTATTATCAAACTGCTCCTCGAGTACTAATAGCTTCAGATCCTTACGCCCACCTATACTGTTTTCTTTCCAATTGATGATAGATAAAGCGTCATATAACGCAAAATAAGGAACACTTTTATCATCGACATCTACCATTAATCCGCAGCGGCCCAATACCAAGAGCTCCAGACAAATACGAATAAAAAGCTGTTTTAATCCAAATCCATCATTAGTTGCGTTATCAATCAGCCCTTTAAGCAAGGAGCTTTCAATCACAATATTCGGCTCAAGCTTTGAGACTAGACCAATCATCGTACGAAGAGAATCTTGAACCCATAATGGATACTGGGCACGACTTAGATAAGCTTTATAGATCTCTCCAGTTGTATCTCCCTGCTTTTCAGCCTCAATCATGCCAGCCGATTTAGCTAGGTACTTTGTTTGTTCCTGTTTAATTTGCTCTTCACCAGCAACGGCATCGCGCATAATCAACCAACTTTTTTGTGCAGCAATATACTGCGGATGTTTATCAGTAACTGCCATAAAAACACCAATAAAAAAGCACCTATAAAGGTGCATTGTTTAATGAGAATAACCAGCGATCTTACGCCGTTTAAATACTTTCTGAATGATGATTGGGAACCGCTTAGCCAATGGGTAACCACCAGCATCTCCCACATGGTCCAAACCAGCGCTTTTATCTGGCATGCCGAAGCTGTCATATACTTGTTGTTCTAAAGTGGCCGTAAAGTTAGGACATTTGTTTGTATTCACTTTTAAGTATCTTTCACCCTCTGCGTTTAGAATCTGAGCATTCACCGCATTGATACGGTCTTTAATACCTGGGTTTACGCCATTTACCTCAACCTTAAAACCATTTTTCTTTAAAATCGCATGATCAGATTCACTAAAGTTCTTTGATGAAGTCGCTTGACCTGAAGCATCTGGAACCACAGTAATATCATGAAAAGGAAAACGCTCAATAATCAACTGACACATGGTCGGTGTATCTCTCACCCCAACCAATTCATCCAAAGCTCTTGGTTTCCCTTCTCTAATGACATAGACAACAGCTGCCATTTTCAGAACGTTAAAGTCCATGCCAATAAGTAACGGTTCGCCTGGGTTAATTTCCTCATCTGTATGATTTAAGGTCCGATCAAAGTCTGGATAAACAGCACCACTCGTTAAGTTGACAAACTTACCATCTAGATAAGCAGAAATCAGTTGAGGTGGATAAGACTCAAAAAGAGAAGAAATATAATCATCAGGAAGATTAGCTTCATTGTCATAGGTTGAAGCTTGAATCATTCCATAGAGCTTACGCTTAGCCTCTGATTTATTTGCCTCTTTTACAAATTGCTCATATGTAAATTTAAAGCCTTCAGGAGTGGTAGCCACATCAATGCCGTTGACCAATCCAGCTTGCTTGTAGCGCATACGTGCAATGATCTTACGCCATGCTTGCTGGGCCTTAAGCTTAGCCATAACATCAAGTTCATCAATCAAGGCATGACCAATTTTAAAACCGACAATGGAGTCAGGAATATCCATCGATCGACAAATAATTGTGGTCCTATATTGCCGACCATAATAAATATCGACTTCCTTATTAGATTGATAGACTTTAGTTTTTAATCCCCAATCAAATGCCACCTCATCAATTGTGGGGTAAAAGATATCCCGTATTTGCGCATATGTCGGTGCAAAATATCCTAAAGGTACTTTAGGAAACTCCCATGACTTATTACAAAGGCTTGAGCTACCAACCCAAGTTTTTCCAGATCCAAATCCCGCTACAAATGCCCGGAATTTATTTTCCATCTGCAAAAAATTAGCCTGTGGTACATTCAGCGTCGGATTGATGTTCGGCATCTTTTTTACTCGCATCTACAACTTGGATGGTAACTTTTACTGGTATCGGATCATCATCACCTTCGCCTTCTCTCATCTTCTCAATCTCAAGTAGTTTCAACTCAACATTTAAAAGCATTAAGTCATGGCCCTGCATTTCCTCCCTGACCTGCTTAATCACACCTTGTTTCATCAACCTGTTATTTTTCCAGCCCTCATAAATATTCTGGAGTTCCCTTAAGCGATACGCTTTATTGGCCAGAGGAATGTCATAAACATTCTTTTGGAAATCTGCCCTGGTCTTATTAAACAAAGTAGTAAGTTTCTTACTTAAGTTTTTCCCCGTTGCTTTTGTGGGGTCATACGCCTCACATTGTCTCCGGTCAACTTCTATACCAAATCTTTCTTTGACAGCATCCGCTACTTGTTGAGGGGTATCAAAGCAGGCAAGAGACTGAACTATAAAAATTTTCACAGGCTCTTTGAGCGCCGCCATACTCCCCCCTTTGTCCAACTACGTCCAACAAGATATGCAAAAAAAAGAGCCCCTAGGCTCAGTTGATTACACAATTTCCGCAGCATCTCGAAATATTTAAATCAGAAACAAACGGCGGGTTTTTCGCAACCTCAACAAGACGTTTAACGCTCTTATTTGCTCCCCACCGTTTGACAACACCAATAAACTCTTCAACATCGTGACCAGCAAGATAGTGCTTAGGTAAGCCTGTATTGTCGCTATAAAGGATCTCGCCATCTTCATCTTTCATAACGCCAATGTGATACAACTCGTGCTCAATCAAGTAGCAAAATTCTGTATCATTCGCCCGCTCGCAAAAAGAAGCATCGACAGTTATTAAGTATGTTGGAACAACTCCGAACCAATCACGCATTTGTTGTTCCTGGCGTGCTTTCTTCCAGCCACCAACATTAAACATAACTTTTTCACATTGGCCTAAAACCATAGCCTGTTTACTTTTAAATGCAGATGAAGCCCATGCAAATGCCAAAAACTCTTCATTATCATGAAGCAGCTCAGCAATATGGTCATGATCCGGGTTATGAAGAGGCCCACCAATAGTTAAAAAGTTTGTGACCACCCAATTCATAAGGTCTGGTGCAGGAGCCAATCTAATTACTTCCTCTTCTTCAGCTTGATCAATAAAGTCAGTTGGTGGGAATGGTCTGATTTGTTCCATCTTCAATTCTCGCTAATTCGCTTTTAATCCAGTTGATTGCAAAACCAGATTCAATTTGATGAGGTTCAAGACGCTCAAATACATAACCCCGGTCTAGAGCTAGATCATACTTACAAAATGAATTTGCTATCTTTCTCCCCCCGCGACCAACAGCCCAAGGACTACCAGCAATTTCTATAAGAAGATTCAACTTCACAATATAAAAATCGAATCGCCAATTTTTAGTTGATTCAAATTGAAATTTTCGCCGATATCCAATTCGATGTTCTTCTAATTCTTGAAATAGGATTTCTTCAGTCTCTAAATAATTTTGTTTTGCCTTTGGTAATGGTCTTGTTCTTGGTTTTGATTTAATTGGCTTCTTTTTTGTAAGGCTGTTGTATTGGTTAATTTCCATAATTATCAACACCTTTTTATTGTAAGAAATTCTTTACATTAAATATTTATTTATACAATGTACTCTGCTATATGTATCAAAGAATTATAATTTTATAGAGTAATAAAATATGGAATTGCATGTTGAAT